GCAGCAATATAAGAACCTAGAACTGTCTTACCGCCAGGAACTAAAGCTAGAAGTCTCTTTAGATTGAAAACCAATCTATCGAAGTATCCCACTGCTTGTTTTTCTTCTGAAGTCTTAGCTTTACGAAGGGATTTTCCGTCAGCGTCAATCAGACCTAACTTATAAGCGTCCGTTTTGTCAAAGGGAGTCACTAATCTTTTTAGGAATTGATATACTAAGAAAATATCTACAATTGCAGCAGCCATTATATTTTCCTCAGTAAAGCTACTATGTCGGAGTTCATCGGTATATCTGTTCCTATTACACTCATATTCGGCGCGCCCACGTTTATTATTTTCTCAGGCCAAAAATTCAGTAACACTAAAAATGGCTTCAACAAATGTAAATAATCACGTAATTTCAAAACTAACATCTTGGTTATAGCTTCACGATCAAACACATTATACAATAACAAAATATGATTCAAAATTAATCTTTCGTTTATTATGCCGTCTTTTTCATATCTTCTAAACATCTTCAATATAAACTTTATGCGACTCAAATCATCATAAAATTCTAATTCTGTCGTACACACCGCGTTTTCATAGTGTTGAGCAGCATAAAGCAAAAAATTTTCATCAGAAACATAATTTATCATGATTTTTAGAATGTACTGAGAGTCACCCTCTTTAGTGATGTTCGATTTACAGCAATATAAAGATGCGTATTGCTGAAGAATATTTGGCCTACTTTATATCCTTCAGTAACAGCATTGTTTGTAGATGGGGTTGTTCTAACAGTAATAATAGCGTTGTTTACTTTTAGCAAACCACTTGAAGTTATGTTAACATTACATGTAATTACAGTGTTAGATGAAACTATTGTTGTGTTACCCGTTAATCTCGATCTTCCACTGAACACCACATTGGAAGACACCGCTCCAAAGAAATTCTTTACAGTGATTCTCTTTGAAACGGCTGTCCCATTTGGATCATCGATGATAAGAAGCAAATCCTCAGAAGCTGATGTCGTTAATGAGGTTAATGCTGTTATTTTTTTATCGGCCAATGCAATTCTCCTTTAGATTCACATTCTAACTATTATTTTATCACTACGAAACTATTAAGTCTGACCAGCAGGTCTTGCAACTTGGAATGTACTGATTCTCGTTCCAATACCATTCATCAAGTTGTTAGAAACCGCGCCAGTAATCACTAAGTTAGCCGAACTCTTTGTTGTATTTCCTTCATCTGGATTATACAATGGCATACCCGTCACTGTCAGTGTTTGCGCATTTATGCGATATGTAGCCTTCGCGTTTCCAACGCCACCTTGTAGTTTAGGCAATCTAAACACAAGAGTGTTATTTGCAGATACAATACGGCTCTGCGTAGCGTTATTTGCAAAGTTTCCTACGGCGGCATTTCCGCCAATAGTATTTGATAATGAAATTGTCACCTGATTTCCAGATGCTTTGAAATGCAATGGTGTGTTGAACACGACGTATAAATTTGCACCAGTCGTATTCGCACCAATATAACCATTTGCGTTTAGTCTGACGTAAATTTGCGCAATGTCTGATTTACCCAAATGCGTGTTTGATGTGTACTGTAATCCGCTGCCCGGATTTGCTGCTACGATAATTTGATCTTGCACACGGGCATTGCTGTTCATGTCTGTCTTGTGTACACGATAAACCCATCCAGCGGCTGTTGCAATTACATTGCGCTTGTTAAACGCAGAAATACCACCGCCCGTAGAATCACTACCTGCGACAAATGGTGCTTGATATCCGGCTGCGATCCCAGCAAGCGTATTTGCTCCAGCGGCAGTTGCAGTTGATTCTCTTCTAAAATCCCATAATGCCATTTACTTTCTCCTTTTCGGTTTTCGTTCAATTTTCTGAACTACTCAGCATTATATAGTGACACTCTATTTATGTTTATTTTTTATTCTTCAGTTTATTAGTTCATCTTTGGCTTCATTTGAATATTTTCTTTTCTACCACTTATTTTTATAGCGGGAGATTCCTTCTTAATGGAGTGTAAAGGTTCGCGCAAGCTCCTGCGCAAGCGCGAGGACTCTGCGCTTCGAGTAACTTTGAGTTGTGCGACCCGGTTTGATATCACCTTAGAAATAGCACGACGACGCGCATCTCGCTCGGCGCCGGGGGTGTCAGATTCTTGCTTTGTATTCTTTCGCAACACAGCGAAATCCATAGCATCTAGTTTGTCATTTTTGTTAACGTCTAGCTTTTTCTGTTTAGGACTCAATGCAGCCGAATCACCAGATGCTAAAACATGCTTCTTTGGGTTATACTTATTCTTCGGAATCATTTGAACGCCGCCAGTCTTTCCTTTAGCGATCATAATTTTCTTGGGCGCAGAACTCGCTTGACTTTTCTTCTGCTCAGACTTCATCTGTCTTTGCTTCTGAACAAGTCTTCTTTCTTGGTCTACACCATATTCCCTTACGCCTCTTTCAGCAGCTACGACTTCACGAACTGTAGATAACAATGAATGCGTCAAACCAAACTTCTTTGCAATGTCCATTTTTTTCTCCTTGAACTACTTATTGTCATTCGTTTTTTTATCGACAGCGCCGGGCTTATCGAAAATAGGTTTCTTTCCATCTTTGAAAAGTTTGCTGAGAGCCATTCTTTTTGTGTCAAAATCTCGCAGTCTTTGTAAAGGTGTTTTTGGTGCTTCTGATACGGTTTCGCCAAACATTTTATTATATTTTAACGTATGCTTGCTTGGCTTAGTTTTAGCAGTTGCGTCTCCGGGTGCTGGTTCATATGCTGATGGATCACTATCACTTTTCTTATCCATCTTGTCCCAATGCGTAGCTCTTGCTTTTGCAGTAGATGTAGATAATCCCGCTACATACTTCTTTGGGAGTCCAGACTCTTTATCTTTTGGAACTGCTTCATTTACCAATTCTTCTTCACGAAGATCTTTATCAGCACCATGATATGTGCCCTTACCTTTTGTGATATAAGAATTTACGCGAGCCATTCCCCACTGTTGTGGAGTTGTTCCTGGGCGATGACCAGAGTTCCATGCAGCAACGCCACGCTTATAAACTGTGCGTAATGTACCAATCGAAACACCAGACTTCTCTGCTTTAGCAGCAAGTCCTGCGGCTGCTGTTTCATAGATCTTATTTTCAACTTCTTCTTTCATGTGACCATATTTCTTTTTGTACCAATCAGGTGTACTACTTGTCTTACGGAAATGTCTTACTGTTGCAGAATCACTTACTTGATCAAGATACTTTTTTTCAGCAGTAGTATTATGTGACTTCATTGATTGAGCGGCGGCACGTGCATCTTTAGCAATATAAACCAATTCAGCATCAGTCTTTTTGTGATAAACATGGCCTTCTAGTGGATGGCGTTGTGATGGGCGACCTTCTTCTAAATGTTCCTCTTTAACAGTTTCTTCATTCATCTCTGAAGTTAGATAAGCTTCGGCCGTCTGTATATAATCTGTTGCTAAAGTGATTTTAGATTGAACCCATTCCGGTAGATCAGTTTCTGGTTTTAGCATATTCAGTAATATTTCTGAATTACGAACAATTGTTTTCAATTGCGAGATAGCCATATCTCCTTCATATCCATATTCTGTCTCATCTTTTTCTTCTACCTGAAGTTTGCCATGCCCCACTTTAATTAGGGCATTTCTATCCACATTACCCATGTGTTGCAGAGACTTCAGTTTCTTAATCGCCTCACCGTCTACTTTGCCATGCTTCTTTTTCATGGCAAGCTCAACATCACTAATAGTCCATTCATTCAATTTATTTGATAGCATCGAACGAACAGTAGTTTCTAGAGTTTTCCAATTTCTCATGATGGGATTATCCTCATTATTCGGTTCTACTATTTATATCTTTAATTAATTAAATCACAGATTTTTATTTTTAACGGAGTATCGCCTCTTATCAATCTATGATAGTCATTTGCTCTTATAGAAAACTTATCACCAGACTTTATGTTCATAGGCAAATGGTTATCATATTGTATCTTCCAATTATCTCCTGCAAGAACTTCAACTAATCTACTCATATGATCCCTGTGCCAGACAAGTTCCTCTTGTAGAATATCGTGTTTAAAAGTTCTTATAAATCCATCTTCTATACAGTGATCACTGTATGATTTATTATAATCATTCATTACCAAAATGCTCCAGGATTATCTACTTGCATACCAAGTGATGCGGCATATCTTGGAAGCCTGCAAGCCCAATAGGACGCGCTTGTTTTATCATTTCTAGTATCACACTTATGGCGAGCAGCAAATGATTTGCGGGCAGCTAGGTTATTGATTTTTGTTTTCAACCCAGTCGTATCACCAAATGTTACTCGCTTTATGTTTTTAGTTTGTGGATCACGTACATAAACATAAAACTTCTTTGGTCCACCACGCTTTGGTTTATTTAATTCTTTATTGTCTTCATCTTCTTCTACTAATGGGCAATCAAGGGGCACTTTATGTCCCTCGTAAATATCAAATTCACCAATTTCAGTTTCAAGTATTTGCCTATTGATACCAGAAACGTTGATTAAATTTTCATTCATCATTTTACGAGCTTCGCAGAAAAATTCAAAATACTTTTCTGAAAGTGGGCGATAAACGTTTTCCGAGAAAAGAATATTATGATTTTTCATAAACAAAATTGCTTCATTTATTTCTGTGTCGGCATCCACAGACCGAGGGTCTTCATGTGTGCGGCGCCATGCTGTAAGAAACGTTTCAATCGCTACCATAATCAGACTCCACGTTTGCCAGATAATATTTTTTTAATCTGTTCAACAGTTTTTAAAGAGGTATCTGGTTCGGGTTCTAGCTTTTTTTGCTTGTGTCTCAATGCAGATTCGCGGCTTGACATTACATTAGCTTCTTGTTTTGGATCAGAAAAAGAAGCAACTTGTAAATCGACAGTTTGACCTGGGGTATCTTTAGAATACTTCATTCTTAGCTCATCTGTGCCAAGATCTCCTGCACCACCCACTTCATTTAAATCAGAAGTATCACATCCTCCACAGCAATCTGGAGTGCCACAATTCGGATGTTCTCTTAAATCATCATCCCCTGTTTCACCACCAGCAATGAATGCGTTTACTCGATTGAACGCGGATTTTTTCTTAGCATCTTCACTTTCCTTATCTTCGTTAATGTGATCAATATATCCACGGGCAAATACTTCAATCAAAGAATCTAATGAAATGCCACTCTTTTCTGACTTCTTCACTAAACTTTCTATTGAACTTTCGTCAAGTTCGAATTCATTAGACTCTTTTTTTGTAGTTAGCGATTGTAATTTTTTAAGTCTAAGTGCATTTTGTGTTACTCTAACTCTGTCTCTACGCGCTTGATCCTGCGCCTGAGTTATTTGTACCTGGAGGTCCGCTTTTTGGTTTTTAAGTGCTGCTATTTTTCCAGACATAGGCGAAACTACCGCCTCTTCATCTGCCGATTTTGGGACAACGCTTCTAAGGCGATTATAAATTGCTGGATCTTTTATAGAAAGATTTATCAATTTATCCATAATGTCAGTCAGTTTCTTACGAAGTTCGACATTTATCAAAGCTCTATCTCCACTCTTTAGAGCTTGTCTATATTTGGATATATCTTTTGATTTCACTAAACCAAGTCTCAAAAGAACATCCAACTTTGGTGTCAATCTGCTGTCAGAATCACTTGGGTCTTTATCATCTGGATTTTCATTATCTTCATTAGTTCTGATTGATTTTGGAAGGACACTTCTAAGACGACTATAAATTGCTGGATCTTTTGTAGCAAGACCTATCAATTTATCCATAATGTCCGCCAGGTTCTTACGGAGATTAGGATTCATCAAAGCTTTATCGCCACCTCTTAGAGCTTGTCTATATCTGCCTATATCTTTTGATTTTACGAGGCCAAGTCTCAAAAGAGCATCCAACTTTGGTGTCAATCTGCTGTCAGAATCACTTGGGTCTTTATCATCTTCTTTATCAACTTCAGGTGATGTCATTGGAACAGCATGACTTAGTGGCGAAGCTTCTGGGTCAAGGTAGAACACGCTTGCGTTTGTTGCTTCATATGAAAGTGTGCCACCTTGTGCTGCTGGTGACATTCCATATCCGATTTGCTGGCCATATGGAGAACCCGGAGGAAGATCGGGTGGGTCATCACGCAAAGCATCTGGTGGTTGTTTTTTTAATTTTTCATTCAATGAGTTCAATGTTTTCTCGAATGATGCTGGGTTTTTGCCCAATCTAATAATGAACAACTGCTTGTTACGGCCAGAAACTCCTGGAGTACGCATTAGCTTAGAGAATTTGGCCAAAGCGTGATTAGCTGTATCCACAGACATTTTAGATTTTGTGCCATCACTCCACTTTACAACATAAATGCCACGAAGATTTACAACCTTACGAAGCTGATAAATTATATTACTATCACCCTCATCACCTTGATCCACAGAAACTGATTTCCGTGCTTCATCAAACTCTCGTAGTTCTTCGTAGAGTCTATGATAGTTCTTTACTTTCCTGCTAAAATCAGTCATATTATATGGCCCTTGCGCACGGTGCAATGTATCATCTTTTGTTGATGGATTATCTGCTGAAGTAATGTTTTTTGCCTCTCGATTGGAACGTTTTGGAAAAGCTTTAGCAAAGTCATTATTCACAGACTCACTTTCATCAAGATCAACACTGTCCATGAGTGACTTGATTGTCTTGACATCAATTTTCATCAGTTTTGCAATCTGTTCGGCAGTCTTGCCATCTTTAATGTGCTGGTGTAGTTGAGACATCTTACTTTCATCAAGATCAAGGTCTTTAATTGAATTAATGTAAGGAACAAATCCAGCTTGAATAGCTGTTTGAGGAGCCGCAGAAGATGATTTGCCACCACGAGCTTTAATTAAACGCGCTGTTTCTTTCCTACGCATAAGAGGAAGAAGCCTTGTAGAAAACATAGAAACCCTAGCGCCTAACTTTTTACCAAATCTGCGAGAAACCATTTGATCAATCTGTATTTTTTGTTGTCTTGATAATGTATTATATTTTCCTGCCATTTTGCCCGCAACACGCTTACGAATAATCATCAAAGCTGCTTTTCTAGCACGATAGCGTAATCTTTCGGGAGGCGCCATGCGTTTTGCTTTAATCTTTTTAAGCATAGCCATGCGCTTAGATAATCTACGCATACGTTGTGCGAGTTTTATTCTCTGAGGAATAGTGAGAACACGGGCTTCATCCATTTCTTCATGATCTTCTTTATCTTCATCGTCGTTCTTTTCATCTTTAGTTGCTTCGGGATGAATAATATCTAGAAGATATGCGTCATCTTGACTTGGATCCAAATCTTCCACATCAATATCCGAAAGCATCTTCTCCATTTCACCCGGTGAAATAGAAAGCGTTTCTTCTTCTGTGATAAATTTGGAAAATTCCTCGTTAAGATTATTATTGTTCATGATTAGAATCTCCTGTTCCTTTAGATTTTTCTTTACGTCTAAAAACATTCGTTTCTTCGTAGCTAAACTCATAGATGTTGGTGCGCCGCCTATGAAATCGTTAATTTTCCCAGCCTTTGCAAACGAACGCATTTTACTTGCGCTCATTCCCATAATCCCTTCTGCGTCGGGATCACGTTCACCAGCAGACACGACATCAATTGAGTTGAAGTTGAATTCTTTGTGATTATATGTAGATAATAACTTTGTAAATTCTGAAACTCTATCTGATCCAACAACTAAAATCAAATCAGTAAATTTTTCAGTTTCAAGTTCTTTAGCAATTTGTATGATGTTTTTAGCTGTCGTTTTGCGAACAATTTTACCAAAAGCAGCTTTCGCATACTTGATCTTTTGATCATATGAAAGTGGATCTTTTTTTGGATTTTGTGTATGTGAAAGATACAATATGGGTTTAGCGGATTTTCCGCGAGCTACTGTTAGTAACTTTCTTACTAAATGCTCATGCCCCAACGTTGGGGGATTTAAACGACCAAAACTGATGGCTACAGATTTACTCATTTTTATTTTTCATCTCCTACAGGATTGCCTCAGCCTTTTGACTGTACAGTTGGTTTACCTAAGCCTAACAACTACAGTTATTTATAACTTGACAATCCTGTTTTTTTTGATATAATAGATACTGTCGCTTGTTGCGAGTATCAAATACCGAAGTAAATTATCGTTGCCAACCCTTGGCTATATCAGCAGAAAAGTTTGCTTTACTGAATTCAAGTCTATCTACGAGTTTTACAGCACCATTAGTCAAATGATCTATAGCAACATATCCTTCTGGTGTCGTAGCTTTGAATCCATCTGGTGTGCGAAGAAACGCCCCAACTGTAGAAGCTGAATTCATTTTAGATATTATCATATTCTTTGCTTTGACTATGATATTCATGAATTCAAATATATTGGCAATATCTGGAATTGAAGCATTTGTTATTGGGGCTAGTACTTTATTCTTTCTTTCTTTTACAGCAGCTTTGCCTTTCTCAGTCTTCTTCGATCCTTCTTCTTTCTGAAATTTAGTTAAAATATAATCTACTAATCCTTTAGCGTGTTCTGTTGTATCTGTTATTTCTTGACCCCTCCTTACTTTTAGATTATTGTATGTTTTGACTAAGATCAACAAATCAGCATTACTTGAAATTGTGTCTAAAGCAGATTTTGGAATTCCTCTAAGCAAAGAACCAGCCTTAGATATGACTTCTCTATATTGTTTAGTTTCAGCCGCAGTCATTGCTGCTTGGCCGGAAATGTCTTTATAAGTAGCATCATCCATCCATATAGTTGAAGATTTTTTAAGCTTTGACACTATTCCTTTACCAAAGGACGCTTCCATTGTCTGTATTGTCTTACCCGTGTATGTGGTGTGCCAAACAACACCTATCTTAGCTTTGTTTATAGCCTTACCCAATGCCGTGTCTATTGAAACAGCATATACAATTGTGTTTGGTTGAAAAGTGTAATATGCTATACCATTTATTTTTTGTTTTTTTACATCTCCTGATGTAAACATAAGATCGCCTTGATATACGCCAGATTTTAAACCAAGTTTTTTGAATTCAGAAAAAGCAATCTTGAATTTAGTATTTAACTCGCCAGACAAATCCGCATCTATATCAGATTCGCTTTTATACAACTTAGGCTTTACATTAAATATACCCTTCTTAGCAACAAAGAATTTGCCATCAGATGGGTCAATGCCCATGAAAATTGAAGGCGCGCCATCCCACTTTACTGTTGCTGAAACTTTGTTTTTAGTTTCTCCCGAAAGCATCACACCTAAGGATGTTAGAAAGTTGAATATTTCTCGTGCTCCAACAAGACCCCTATTCAATACAAGGTCTTCCAAATGCTCCATGTGAACATTCTTTTCTTCTATCAGATATTCAGTAAACGTCATCATTGAAGATCATACATCCTAACATTTCTTATGTTGTGCTTATATGTATATGCCACATTGACTTCCTTTATGACGGCTTCTATATTATTTTTCCAAAAAATCAAAAAATTATGAATTTTAGGTAGCTCTGGTGTTACGTCATAAGTTTGCCAAAGAAATTCTTGTATCAGATTCTGATAATCTAATCTATAATATAATATGTTTAATGTGACTAACTTGGGAATAATCATGATTTGATGGGAATCAATTTGCCTTTAGAATCTATGATAAAATTGGCTTTTCTTCCACCTATGGGAGAAATTGTAAATCTTGCTCCAGGTATTTCAAATTGGCTTCTATCACCTGTCGTCCCTTTACGATATACCATTAGACACGGATCAAAGCCCCCCTTCGCAGCAACTCCATTAGGATGTAACGAGGTTGACATTAACAATTTACCACCTCTGATTGAAGGGGTTCCCTGAAGCAAAAAATCTACGTTATCACGCCCACGCTGGCTGCCGAAATTAGGCCCATACATGGAACGTTTTTTCAAAAGATCTCCATCACTACCTTCTATTTTTTTGATGATGGTAAACGTGGCTTTCATTTTGCCGAATGTTTCTTCTTTTGTCGCTCTAACCTGTTTAATAAAGTCTGTTACTTGCCTGGCGTTAGATATAGAAATCCCAGCAGATTGAGTCACACCAGACCATTGCCCAAATTCTTTTTCCGTTTTTCCCATTTTATGAGAAACAAAACACACTTCTACAAATTTGTTCCTCTCCAAGGCAACGAACACTAAATCTGCTTTCGGTGTTCCTGCGACTTTGTTCACCCCGCATATATTCTTATATGTAGTTGACCCTATCATTAGTTTCATGGGTTGTGTTATAATCGAATTGATCGAGTTTATAAAATCAGATTCGCCACGTTCTTGTGGGCTGGGGGAATTGAGTTTATATACTGATGTTACTACTGGTTTTTTACCATTTTGATATATTTTTAATAATCCAAAATTAATTGATGTTTGGGGTCCAGATGAAGATTTTGTGGGTTTGTTTATTTGTGTTAGATTTAAATATCCTTCGTTAGTTGTAATCCCTTTGCCGAGTGTGAGTGACGGTATCTTCACATTCGCAGCAATAAATTTCCCTATCTTAGTTAACTTAACTGAAAGAAATGTTATTTTAGTATTTTTTGAAAATGCTGTTATTAGCTTGCCATTTTTGTCAACCAAGCTCGCGCCCACTATGGTTGTTGTGTAACCCGCAGCTAGAGATCCTGGGGCGGCTGCAACTACATATTTGCTCCATGCTGTTGTTCGTCCATCAGAAGTTAAACCACTGAGATTAGCCATTGCTTACTATCTCTCGTATCCCGAAACAGGTCGCATGTCGTCGAATTTTCCGTATCTTGTAATTATGCCATCGGCACTGATAAGAAATGTTTCAAAATTCACTTCAGGGAATTCAGATTTAAGTTCTAAAAACTTATCTAGGTTTGTTCGCGAATCATCAAACATGCGAGCTATATTAAAACCCGCCCCTTTGAGTTGTGACCTAATTATCTTTTTCTTTGCTTCGGCACCACTACCTTTTATATTGCCAGCTCTGTATATATGAGAGCGATCTATATCAAATCCATATTTTTTGAAAGTATCGAGAAACAACTTTTTATCATCCATGTCTGCTCTAGCAGTAACGATGATGAATTTTTTACTAGAATCTTTTAGTTTCTCCATAATTTTTTTGGCAGTTCTAAACACACTATCAACTGGCCTAGCAGTTTTCTCGAAATGCTTTGCTGAGGTAAATTCAGAAAAATCATATTTTTCACCGGGCTTTAATTTATAGACGTTGAATTCCGCAGCAGATAATGATTGCAGTTTCTTAGAACCGATAACAACATGCACCTTATTTGCAGTACGAAATAAGGTGTCATCTATGTCCCATATTGTTATACTCTTTATCACTTATATTCTTTCAAGTTTACTTTTTTATCTTTTAAAAATTTTCTCAAAAGTGGAGTCTGTAGAGCATAAGCTTCTTTCTCCCATGGGAAATCACGGTACTTTACTTTATTTGTATCAAACACCCTAGTTCGCCAGCGAGTCATTTCATAATTTCTTAGATAGTCATATAGTTCACTTTTAGCATACTGTTTGACATGAACCATCTCATGTGTAATAGTTCTCAACTGTTCTCTAAAAGATTGTGAATTATCTACACATATCTTGAATTCGCGAGGATTGACGTTATCATCCATCCATTCGCAAATGCCAGAACAATTGTCTGTTTTACGGAGATTTGTTAAAACCACCGTAATTTTTAAATTGATTCTGGACCCTATAATTTCATTAATAGACCATCTTATTAAAGAACGCATCAACCTGCGAACAGACGAATCTTTTACATTTCGAACGCTGATTTCGGTCATAGATACTCCTATTCCGTAGCAGTGCTTCGTTTATTTATAATAAAAAAATGATCAAGTAAGTATGACTTACTTATTCTTTTGATGATCTGTGTCGCTTGAATCATTGTCTGCTTCACCACTATATACATTATATTCCTTCATGCGGCGTCGTTCGTGCCTTGATCGACGCTTTAAATTATGATCATTGATCTGGTTTTCATAATCTTTTGAATAATAATTTTCATCATCAATATAACTATTTTTACGATCTTTCCAAGTCTTGCTCATGATACCTTGAGTCCCGAAAAATTCTTACGGCCTATTGTTTTTGTTGTCCACTTCATAGCTTCCTCTTCTTTTCTCCTCTCACCATACGGTGTTTTGTCCATCACTGGTCCATCCAGGATGTCTTTTTGTGCGCTTTGCTCTACATCATAGAGTTTCATACGCGCACGATCTACGCCAATAACAAATCTACGATAGATAGTAGGATCGTTATAGCGATTCTTCAATTGTTTTACTATAATTTGATTCAAGTTCTGAAGTTCTTCTGTTGAAATTAATGCAATCATGAAGTCCGCTGTGGCTGGCAAGCCAAAAGATTCTGAAGTGTCAGTTAGATCAGGATCTGAATTGCTATATCCAGATCTGGTTGTTTGAGTTGCACTCACGATAGGAATATTTTTTTCAACTGCTAATCCACGAAGCTCTTCTGCGATAGATTTAATATAGGTGTAACTATTTATATTTGATCCCGGCTTGACACGAGACGACATACAGATATTCAAATAATCAATGTAGATTATATCTGGCAAAAAATCCCGCTTTAGATTCAGTTCATTTATCAAATATCTAAAGTGACCAGCATGGGCTGTAGCTGTTGGATATTCTTTGATAATCAACTTACCCATAGTCTTAGTTCTGATTTTTTCTACTTTCTTCTCGTATATATCTTTTGGTAGGGTTTCCAATTCATCTATCATTACATTCAAAAGATTAGCATCAATACGTTCAGCAATCTTTTCTTCAGCCATTTCCATCGTGATATACAGAACTTTCTTACCTGCCATAAGATTGGCTGCAGCCATATGACACATTGCTAGAGTTTTACCGCCACCAGTTCCAGACATTATAATGTTCAAAGATTTCTTAGAAAATCCACCACGAGTTATCTTATTGAAGTATTCAAGGTCAAACGGAATCTTTTCTTCAACGCGATGATAGAAATCATATCGCATTTGAAAGTCTTCTAGAAAATCATGCCCGATATGCGAATCGAATGAAACAGACAATGCATCTTTCAAGAGTTCGGGAAGAACTTCCTTAGTTTGAGTTTTGCTTCTGCCTTCAAGGATGGTAATACTATTCATGATTGCATTGTAAATAGCTTTATCTTGACAAAACTTTTCAGTTTCATCTAAGATCCATGCAATAGTAGGCTTATCTATTGGTTCCCGTATTTCTTTTACAAGATCACCAATTCTATTGTATTCTTCTTGGGAAAGCTTTTTATTATTATCAACTTCAATAATAATAGCTTCCGGAGAAGGCAATGTATTATACTTTGTTATAAATTGATTAATTACTTCAAAGATAGCTCTTTCACAAGAGTCTTGAAAGTACTCATTCTTCAGAAAAGGTAAAACTTTTCTAGAATATTCTTCGTTCTGAAGGAGATTCTTCAGAATAATGTTCTCTATTCTCATAATACAATATTATCACTTTTTGGATGAATTGTCAATCATTAAATTTTTTCTAACTACTCTTATAAATCGTATTTCACCCTCTTTATTTTTTAATATCTTTAAGAACCCATTATTTATGAGAAATTCTACTGTTTTATTTGCCCAATAATCCTTACCCAATCGAAATCCGCAATATGCTAATCCACCACCAACCATAATTGTTGCGATAACTGTGGATAAATCAAACATTGTAGTTATTCCCTCTGTTGTTTTTCTAAATTCTTTATAATATCAAATAATATAGAAGCTACGACATTTTCAAAATCTTCTGAAGAATCATCTACAGTCCCAGAAATAATATTACATGAATATGAAAGAGGGATTGGACTCACATCCCCATCACTTTTATTTATTTCTAAATTGGAATAATGATAGATTATGTCTTTATACTTATCGGATTTTATTTGAACGCTTAGATAAGGTATGACATCATACTTCGGAGGATTCTGCGATTTTTTCATTTTGTGATTGCCCATATTTAAATTCACTGGATGCTGCAATTTCTATCTTATCAAGCAAATCTTTTGTAAAATATTTTTCTGGTTCTTCATTTATATTTTTACCAAAAACTTTAGTTCCATCTGGAAGTTCATAACGAGTGCTGACTTTCTTGATGATATCATACTTTTCAGCAAATTCCAGCAATCCATAATATCGATCCAAACCTTTAGAGTATGACAATCTAACATCGACCCTCTTATTTTCTTTTGTCAATCGGCTCTTATACATCTTACAATGAATGATGTTACCTACAACTTCCGTTCCATCCTTATCCTTTTTCTTAGAAAGCATAACGATCTGAGACGCAGCATATTTTAAACCACTACCACCAGCGATTTCATTCGTTGGATAGAATGCACCGATTTGTGCATAAACG